AACTCGTCGTTAGTAAAGAACTGGTTCATTGATTTAGTACACAGCTCTAGTCTGAGGAAAGCATTATACCTGGTCTGTAACCAGTATTCTGCAGCTGAGTTCTGAATAAGTATACCAGCCGGGTCACCATCCGGATCTTGAAGATCTTTCATGGCTAGTAGACCAGTGATTATAATTCTCAGTTCTTCTCTCAATTGAAGATACTCGGTCATCTGCAACCTCCTTTTGGGTGGTTGAACTCTCGGTTCTTAAGCTTAGTCCAGAAGCTGAGCCAGATCTTACGACTAGCCTTTTTTCTTGGTACACGCGCAATAGGTGGTAAGTAATACCAGTTCTGAGTATGACACTTCGGACAGTTATGACCAAAGTCAATTTTGTTATTGGTTTGATATTCGCCATGGCTTTCACCACGTAGTAGTGTGCGATGGAAGTTGCAGTTAGCGCATATGATCCCGCCGGTATTGTAATGACCTTGAGACTCACTACCCCATTCGCAAAACGCTATCCGGCTTGTACGCCTTTTGGTTTTTGTGATTCTGATTATCGGTTTCATACGCGTTAGTTTAATTGGTTGCCCCTCTGCATTCATATGTAATAGCTTGTTATCAAGCGAGTGTTCCGACGTAGTGCTGATCGGTAAGCTCATGGATATTACAGATGTCCGGCCTTGGGAACCGGTTTATGATGCATTAGCAACCCTGGCTTAGTTACCAGGATTGTACAGTGTTTTGACTGGTGTACCTAATCACCCTCTTCACCTCTATGTAAATAAAAGTGGTACCATAATCCCATCGCGAAGTATAGAGCACTGAACGCGACGAGTAGGATGGGGATATCCTGTCTCCATGCAAGGTAATGTACGTGAGCCAGATCCCCCGCGGGAAACATCAGTAACCAGAAGCCTATGGCACCCATCTCATATAAAAAGATGGGGATCATCGCCCCTATCATGAGGCTGAGGATTTTTCTTGTCGGTTTCATGGTGCGGGTTATTGAGTTGGTTCTTGAGATGTTCTTCTTCTTGCCACTGGGCGTTGACCCTGGCGTAGTAGTCCATAAGCCACATAGGCATACCGGACTCAGAGACTTCCTTCAGGTATCTCTCATGCTCTTCTATAAGAGCGTCATCAGCTGAGTGAGTCATGATACTAAGGCTTTATTGTACTTGGCTATAAGATTAGCCTCGTGGTTATCGATGTAGTTCTTGGCTTTGTCCAACAGCTCGTCTGAGGTTATCCAGTTGAAACCCTGACCGCGGAGATACAAGCTCTTCTGACCTCCCGGAGACGTCTTGTTAGGCTTAGTCTTGATAATATGATACCAGAAACCATTATTGGTAACAGCTCTCAACCTTATGGTATAGCCTTTATACTGATGAAAGGATTCTGTTATCATAAGCAGTAACGTTTATGGTGGTGATAGTTATATAGTGCGAGGTCGTCGTCTGTCTTAGCGACAAATTTGACGGTGTTTTGAAGGTGGAGAAAGGAGTGGGAGTTTAATACCCACTCACATTCTCTCTCATCTTCAATGGTTTACGAGTTGGTGTGCTCGATTTTGCGACAATTTTGTCGGACTTTTACCCTTGTCGGGAAAGAAAAAGAGCCACCAAGATCTCTCAAGGTGGCTCTTATAAGCTAATCAGCCTGCTTTTACAGCTTGCTGATGTCCTCACCTTTCGGTTCGGCCTTCGCTTCAACAGCTGTGCTCTTTGCACCGCCACCAAGCAATTGCTCAGCAGCCATACGAGCCAACTGGTCACCGAAGTTACCACCGTACTGTGCAGCCAAGCTTGCAGCCTGGTCAAACGCAGACATGTCAGGTACAACTTTACCGTTGGTGGTGATAATCAGGTTTCCTGATTGTCCTACGCAACGAGTTGTGAACCACAACGGTGTTCCGGTTACTTCATCCGTACGGTGATTGTCACCTTGGGCTTTTGCGAACGCCTCGAGTTGCTCTTGGGTTCCACTTACAGCATACACAAACACTGTGTTGCCATTTTTGCTCTTGTACGAGCGGATCAACTTGATTTTCATCTTGAGTTGGATTTTTGGGTTAAACATTATGTCTCACATATCTCCATATCCTGACTATGGAGCCAATGTGTCCTGAGAAAAGGGGGTTGGTAGGAGCTTAAAGGTGTTAATAAGTGAGCGAGAATGCCGGCTCAAGACAAGAGTTACTGACATGTCTTGCACTTCTCAACGTTCTCGCGTTAATAACTCATGGCATCATGAGATAGTCAGGCCGTACCGGACGACTCTCAGTCATGCCTAAAAGTTCTAAGGAGAAGGGGGTTGGGAAGAGATCGAGTACTGAGCAAATGCTTTTCCGACAAATTTGTCGGTTGATAAGTGAGCGGGAAGGCTTCTATATGGCAGAATCACAGGCACTTAGGCGTGTTCATTTCTCGCCTAACAATACCAGTAAAGAGTAGTATAGTATATAGTAGTAAGCTAAGAGTAGTAAGCTAAGCTTATAGATTGGCGAAGGAGGGGTTATTTCTTGGATGATTTCCCGTTCTTGCCGTTACGAGCGCGATTAGTTGAGCGGCTTTCCTGGACCAGTTTACCGGACTTGGTGTGGCTTAAGTCTTTCTTATCGCCATAACCCGCATCGTTTTTCCGGCGGTTAACCTTGTTGAGTTCCTCACGATAGTTCTTACGTTCGGTGGTTGCGTGGTACTTCTTGTTGTACTCATTCTTTTTAGCGCGTGCTTCAGGATGAGAAGCAAAGTACTTAGCTGATGCAGATGTTCCTGTGGACTTGCCTGCGTTCTTGTTGCGTGTTGATTTAGCCATGACACAAAGATATGAAGAAATGGGGTTGGTTGAGTGGTGAGTCAGGAGACAGACAGAAGCGAGGATGATAGTAAAAACTTTCTTTCTCACCGACAGGACAGCTCTGTTGGTAGGAGATCTTTGATGAAGAAAAAAGAAAAGACACCCGATTAAGGGTGTCTTCTCGTGGGTTAGAACTGCTCTTCAGGTGCGTCCTGAGGTGTGTTCTGTGGTACGCTGGCTGTGTTGCCGCGATGTCCCAGCAATTGCTCTGCTGCGGCTTTGGCAAGCTGGTCGCCCAAGTTACCGCCGTATTGCTTGGCAAGGCTGGCTGCCTGGTCGAAGGCGCTCATGTCGGGAACGACCTTACCGTTCGTGGTAATGATGAGTTCGCCCGTATTACCGATGCAACGTGTGGTGAACCAAAGCGGCTTACCTGTTGTTTCGTCGGTACGATGGTTGTCGCCCTGTGCCTTGGCAAACGCTTCAAGTTCGTCTGCTTTGCCTGATACGCCGTATACGAATACGGTGTTACCGTTCTTGCTCTTGTAAGAGCGCATAAGTGTTGCTTTCATGATGATTGGATTTAGATGGTTAAACAATATTTGTTACCCAAAGGGGGTTGTTCTTGTGTATTGGATGAAGCGATGGCATGTGCGTTGGGCTGAGCGTTCCTGCAGTAATCAGTGCGAGCGGCTCGTGTCCCAAACTTAAGACAGCTGAGAGCTCCTCGTTATAGAGGAGCGTCCCAGTGTCATTATCCATCACCTGATAATCGGAAGGATAAAGGGTAGAGCTGTTGCCCTACCCAGTGTACTACTTACAGTACTTTTGCCTGAAGGCTTCTTCAGTAAGCCTTTGTTGATGCCACATTCTTTCCCGACTGTTCTCACTCCAGTGAGTGGATGTCTTCTCACGACCAAAGATGATCATGGCGAATGCGATACCACCAACGATTCCAAGCGCTACCATGGTCTCCTTTACTCCGAAGTACCAGATAGATAACTCGATGCCTGCAGATGCAACTGCAGCTACCAGCAAGGTCACGAGTAACACCTTGCTTACATTACTTGTCTTCTTCATGGTGATGTGTATTTATAATCAATAAGGGGTTGGCTCAGATAAAAAGAGAACGGGATTAATTCCCGTCCTCCTCAAAGCGCCTTCTCTCGCGATACTGTCTCGCTGCTTCGCTGATCTCAAATAGCTCACGAGCTATGTTGATCACGTTCATGCGGAATCGGATCGCTTCCCCTACACGTCGTAGTACTTCGCTCAGTGTGTGCACATCTGAGTCATAGAGCATATCGAACTCTTCGGTATCGATATTGCGACCAAGTAATAGCCTGTTGGCTTTGTTGATGTCTGTGATCATGCAGACCTTGGTCTTCTTCTCATCGCTGAGAACATAGGTTGGATCAATAAGAGTTGTTGTCATGGTGATGGTTATTTGAGATGATTAAGGGGTTGACTAATGAAGAGAACCAGGCACTAAGCCTGGCTCTCGATTACTCTGCTTGCTTTCTCTATGGCAAGCTTAGCTCTTTGTCTTTGTTCAACGCGGTAAAGCAATTGTGCAAGTCCAGCATTCTGATGTGCTATGAACACGATGTGTGCATGCGTTCTGGCCTTATTGAACATGACAGTTAGGTCATTCATGTATGGACGAAGCTCGTTATCTGTGAGCATTCTGTCTGCAAGCTCTGCTGTGTAGCGCAGCTTTGCGTGAACATGTGTACCTATAGAATGGATACCATATCTCATGGTACGCATTTGGTCAAAGGATATTCTCATGGTGATGGATTTTGTCCCGAAGGGGGTTGAACATGTGAAACATGGAAAAGAAAAGCCAGACCCTTTGGCCTGGCTTATTCTCTTAACAGTTGTAGTGCTGTCTGTACAAGGCTACCTCGCGATGCTCGATGGCCAATACTGGTATCTTGCCGACAGGCGCATTGGTCTTGACCTGGATGATATCGCTTGGCACGATGTCACTCACGTGGTCAAACACTCTCTTTACTACGTTACCATTACGGTAAGTAACTGTCTCGGTTTTCTTACGCTGACCGTTAACGTTTTCGATTGCTACGATGCTGTTCATGGTGATGGTATTAAGGTTAAACATTTACAGGCTAAAGGGGGTTGACTGCCGTATATACTCGTGTTCCCGAGGTGCATCAGTCAATGTATAATCAAGCACAGGCCTCGTGCGTTGGACATCACAAGACATGACCAAGACAAGGATGACCAAGACCATCCAGATGTTCTCATCCCATCAAGCCACAAGAAACATTCTCCTGTAAGAATTCTTTTTCCTCGTGTCCCATGAAATCAGATTTGGTCTGGCAAGCACCCCGGGGTACCCCCGCTTTCCAAACACCGAGGGGGGTTGATTGAGGGGCCCTCCTCACACTCCCGAACATGCACTGGTCCTGTATCCCGAGAAAAATTTTGTCCCTACTCTTGCACATTAAGATCTTATGCTTATCTTTGTGCCATGAGACAATCGCTACTCTTTAGTTATTGCTGGTTATCGCCTAAGGGTGATCCGGGTAACTATTGAAGTAATGTCTCGTATTGAGGTTAAGCATTATGGAACAAAGCCCGGAGTAATATCCGGGCTTTTTCTTTTTGGAGCTATAGCAAAGACGGTCTATGCGTGGGACTGAAAATCCTGAGATCCTGGTTCGATACCAGGTGGCTCCACTGATTGGGAACTGATAGTCGTTTTGGATACGGCAGCCGGACTGTAAATTCGGTCTCTTCGGGGGAGTGGTTCGAGTCCACCAGGTCCCACAACATGGAAAGTGAAGCAGTGGCATTGGAGCCGCGACCGGTCTTGAAAACCGGGTGTCGGGTGATAAACTTGACTGGGGGTCGGGTCCTCCGCTTTCCGCCATACATGAGTAGCTCAGTCGGTAGAGCTCTGGTCTCCAAAACCAGTGGTCGGAGGTTCGAACCCTTCCTCATGTGCAAAATGTTTCCCTCATTAATGAGGGAAACAAAGTATAACTATCTGAGCGTTATTTTACTTTAACGCCTGAAAGTAAAATAAGGTACCGTGGATGAGCGGTTTAGTCCTCAGTCTGCAAAACTCGAGTACGCGTGTTCGAATCACGCCGGTACCTCTTCCGGAAAGTAAACCTACCTGGGTAGGAGCAGCCTGCTAAGCTGTCTGGTCGCAGTAGCGACTGTGGATCAGGGCCACTGCTTTCCGCAACATATGCCCTCTTGGCGAAATTTGGTAGACGCGCTAGACTTAGGATCTAGTCTTCGGGTGAGAGTTCGAGTCTCTCAGAGGGTACCATGTGTTACTTTTATGTAACACGTTTAACACATTGATGAGATACAAAATTGGTTGTGTCTCACCGATGAGTTATAAACTCCAGTGGCGAAACTGGTAAACGCAACAGACTTAAGATCTGTACCGCTGCCGGTTCGAGTCCGGCCTGGAGTACAACATGTATAGAAAATCGAAAAAAGTTTGCATGTAGTGTTGCACATGTAAACTTTCTTTGTATATTTGTAGCGCAAATGAGAAATATACAACATACGGCCCAGATGAATATTGTGCGCAAAGGCGATGAACCGTCTTGCCCGCAGGCTTGTTTTGTTGTATCGATCATGTAATAGTTCATAACTGTCGAATACAAATAGGAGAAGCCTCGGGATAACACCGGGGCTTTTTCATTTTAACCCCGGGATGTAGTTCAGTTGGTAGAACGCGTGCTTTGGGAGCATGAGGTCGTAGGTTCGAGTCCTGCTATCCCGACTAACAGATACGGAATTGGCCGCCACAAACTGTAAAGAAAAGGGTCACTAGGGGTGCGGAGCTCGGTCCGGTCGAGCAGCTGCTTTGCAAGCAGAAGGTCGTGGGTTCAAATCCCACCCATTCCACAAGTTGAAACAACTCCTGTAGTCCAGAAGCGGGAGGATGAGGAACGGTTAAAGGCCGTGTGCTATGCTGGGCGTAGTGTAAGTTCTGAAAAAGCCTCATCAGTGTTGATACTGCGAGTGTAGCTCAATTGGCTAGAGTACCTGCCTTCCAAGCAGGAAGTTGTGAGTTCGAGCCTCACCACTCGCTCTAATGGTCTATGGGTCTGCTTGGTTGTGGACGCCTCCCTGTCACGGAGGATATCAGGTCGGTTCGACTCCGACATAGACCGCAATGGACTGTGAGCTCGGTTGGCTGAGCGGCACCCTGTTAAGGTGAGGGTCATAGGTTCGATTCCTATACAGTCCGCAAACATTGACATGTAGCTCAGAGGTAGAGCATCCGCCTGATACGCGGGAGGTCGTAGGTTCAATCCCTGCCATGTCAACTAAAATAGGAGTATAGCTCAGTTGGTTCAGAGCACTTGCCTTACAAGCAAGATGTCCATGGTTCGAATCCATGTACTCCTACCACGAAGATTATGTACAACTTGTTTAAGATACGTAGGAAGAAGAAAAGCAGATCTAAGAGATCAGCATGATAATCTATTCCCTCGTAGCAAACCGGTTGTAGGCAGCAGACTTTTAATCTGCGGGGCTGGGTTCGACTCCCAGCGGGGGAACTGTAAGCGCCCCTGTAGCTCAATGGAAGAGCAAGAGACTTCTAAGCTCAAGGTTACCAGTTCGAGTCTGGTCAGGGGTTCCAAGTAATAGGCCCTTAGCTCAGCTGGTCAGAGCAGTACTCTTATAAGGTAAAGGTCACTGGTTCAAACCCGGTAGGGCCTACAAAATATAGCGGGGTGGACTGGAGTGGTTCCAGCTCGGTCTCATAAGCCGAACGACGTGGGTTCGAATCCCTCTCCCGCTACAAATGAGTGGTAATGACGCCTGACAAAGGAGGGATATAGTACCAGGTTACCTCGCACTCATTATGTCCCGGTCATCTAGTGGTCCAGGATACTTCCCTTTCACGGAAGTCACACGGGTTCAAATCCCGTCCGGGATACAATATTAGCCCGAGTAGCTCAGCAGGTTAGAGCTACTGTTTTGTAAACAGAGGGTCGGCGGTTCGATTCCGTCCTCGGGCTCTGTGGCCGTAGTTCAAATGGTGGAACGTCTGCTTGTGGCGCAGAAGGTTGCGGGTTCAAGTCTCGCCGGTCACCCCAATTAGGCCCCGTGGCGCAGCGGAAGCGCTTCTGAATACGGATCAGATGGTCGGGAGTTCGAATCTCTCCGGGGTCTCTAAAATAATGCCCGGTCGTCTAGCGGCAGGACATCTGGTTTTGGACCAGAGAACGGACGTTCGAATCGTTCCCGGGCAACAAAAATTTGGCGAAGTGATGATAATTGCGTATATTAAGATAAACACAGTTATCACATGGACGTTGTAAATTTCCCCGCAATACTTGCTCAGTTTGGTTTACTAAAGAGCGGTGATATTGTAACAAAAGATGACCTGCTTCTTATCGGTAAGAAGGTAAACAATCAACGTGACGGAAGCCAGTATCAAGAGCTTGCTATTACACTTGAGGAGCTTATGAAGCTTGCTTTCTGCAGTATCAGTTTGGAGAAACGAGTAGAATTTGGTCCTACAATTTTCTTTGATCATCCTACTGGAACAGGTGATACTGTTTTTGACACCATCAGTCCGGCTGTAAGAATTACCAGAGATCCTTTATGTGGAGCTGGATGTCTTTACAACTTGGCTGCAGGTGAAATATGTTGTAACGGTAGCACTACTCCAGGAGGATCTCCTGTAAATACAGAGTGGTTCTGGGTACAAAATCCAGGTACATATGATTATACACAAGCTCCAAATGAGACTTATCGTCCTTTAATTGATGTTGCTCAAAATGACTGGCCTTGTGGAGGCATGGTCTGTGCTCCAGGTCTTCAGATGATCATGCACGATATGGTTACAGATGATTACTGGATCATTGATTTTCTTACATGGGAATCTGGCGGTGGCGGGGGATTTTCATGGAACAGACGCAAATTAACTATTCTCTGTGACGGATGCATTCATTTCGCTGATGGATCTGTACAATGTACAGCACCTGGTACACCGGCCATTAATGCCACAGATCTTTATGTAGATCAAAACTTCGGTGATGATTCTACAGCTTTACCTAATCGTTTCGATCGTCCTTATAAAACTCTCAATGCTGCTTTAACTGCAGCTGTTGCTCCAGCTACTGTTTACGTTCGTCCCGGTACATACGAGGAGTTTGGCGTAAAACTCTTTAGCGGAGTAAACATGTACTTTGAACCAGGAGTTGTTTTACGAAACACTATTCTTCAAGATACAGGTAGTGATGTGACAACAGGTATTTATGGGCACATGGATATGACAGAAGGTTCTTACATGAACCTTACTGGTGGAAGTAACATTAAGTGGGAATTCAACACAGTTAATACTACCAACACTTTCCTTGTATGTAATCCTGGTGCTGGAAAAACTCTTACTATAGATATTCATGGTAAGAGTGTAAACACCGCAGGTAACTTCGGTTTCGGAGCTACTTTCCGCGGAAGCACTTTCGGTACACTTACCATTGATGACTCCTTCCGTTCTTCTGCGATACTCGCTACAATATTTTTCCGTTCTGGATCTGCTCAGTACAGCGGAAATGTTACAATCAACTGTCCTAAGATTTATCTGTCAGGAGCAGGAACAGCTAAGAGTGTTGTGATTGTAAATGAAGGTGTAACTGATGATGCCGTAGTAAATATCTACGGAGATCTGATCAACCTTAACTCCAATGTCGGTGCTTACAATGCGGGATTATATTGCCGAAGAGGTAAAACCACTCTTTATGGTAATATCAACTATGAAGCAGATGGTGGTATTGGTGTAATCGTAGACGGTGGTTTCTTTGTAGGAACCGGTTATGTAAAGATCTATGGTGACATCATCATGAAAAGACAAACTGCAGTATTTGCTTCTCATCGAGATGTACCTCTCTTTGTACAAGGAGGTTTCATTAAAGGAGCAGATATAGGATCTTATGGAAAAGCTGTTGTAATTATCGGCGCAAGTTTACCAGGATTACCAGGTATGCCTAATGTATGGACTTACTTCAAAGATTGCCGTATTATCCAAATGGAAGTAGGTGCAGAGATTGTAAATCTTACCGGTAATGGACCTACAGATTACAAGATCTTAGCTTATAACACAGAGTTCCTTTATGACAAACCAGGTTTCCCGGATACAGTAGTATCTGCAGGTGGACCTCGTACACCAGGTTTTGTAAATTGTACATCCAATGCTGCACTAGGTGCGGGTATTACTGATCACTTTGTACCAAGCGGCTTTACAACAGTTCCAACCTTAATCATCCCAGAGTTCTAATATGAAGACAACAGCATACGGATCACTCAACCCCACTGCAGATCGTTTTATGACTGTAGCTTATACGCCTCAACAAGGTCCAACTAAGCTTGTGTACCTTAAGAGAGCAGATCTTAGCCAAGGGGATCAGATCATCTATGATGATTTTGAAGCGCTATTTACCGGACACGCTAGTGTGGAGATTGCAAACACATCTGCAGGTATGGACATCGACTTTACTTCGAATGCCCAGCTTTTACCTACTCCAGCTTTGAGTCTTGACTACAACACAATGAGTATTGAAGATGAATCTGCTGTGTCATTGTTTATTAACCTTGTATCAATAACACCTGAAGCATGAGCAAAGGAATGCTAAATAACCCAGCTGGGCCGCGTAATAATTTCGGTTACCAGATAAGCGCTCTACAATTATTGGGAGCGATTTCTGCATCTGTAGCACCTCCTGGAGGTCTAGCTACTGAAGCTACAGCTTTGAATATCCTTTCTGCCATTCAAAGTGGTCAGGAGTTTGAGCAAAACATTGTAGTAGATCTTGGTGGTGCAGGCTGCCCTAACAACTGCCCTACCTACTTGATGGTGCGTATCTGGAATACAGTTACACACACGTTCGATCCTCCGATTTACTACGACGCCTCTGGTGCAGTAGTTGTACCAGTGGGACCGGTGGAGCTTGTTAATCCTCAGTTTGTGCTGAATAATATCTTGGCACAAGTTACAGCGATTAATGCAGATCTTGATGTGGCACTGAGCACGCGTGCAAGTGAGTTGACCCTTCTTGCAACTAACGCATTGCTGACTACTTTAAACAGTACTGTAGCTACCGAAGCTACCTTGCAACTGGTTCTTGGATCTATCACTGCAGGTAATGCTGCACAAGCAACTGCTGCAAATCAGGCCGCACAGAATATCATTCTTACAGCAATATCTTCTGCTTTGGATGTTGCTCTTTCTACGAGAGCCTCTGAAGCTACTCTTGCTGCTTTCAGTAACAAGTACACGAATGTTTCTCGAGTACCTTCTGTGGTAAACATTGGAACTAACGTTGCAGGTAATACTGTAGCAGGTGTACAATCTGTAAGCTTGCGTTTCATCGGAACTAACGGTACACTTAATGGTGTGAACATGCCAAACGGATCGATCGTTTCTTTCAGTTCAAAAGCCGGAGATACTGTAGGGGCAATACCATACAATTCTCCAACATCTGCAGGCGGTCGTTTAATCATAACTTATTTGACATAACATGGGAGCAGAACAAGGAATAGCTTTAACCGGTGAGCAAATAGATGCTCTTTATGCTGCCAATAATCCTGGCGCTAGCAATCCTTTTGCTACCCTAGCTGATATCGTTGCAAGTAGCAACAATCTTAAATCTGAGTATCTTTTTCCTGTTGGGGCTTCGTACGCTAAAAATGGTGTACAAGCTATGTCTGACTTTGTAAACATACCTTTTCCTGTAAATCCTGGAGTGGTAGATGGTCGTTCAAGAAAGATCCAGATTATTACTACCTATGACAAGCTTAACAATGGTAACTCTACTATAAACTTCAGAGTTCTTTGTGGAGGTCTTGTTTTAGGGTTTATTCCTTTCACTACTGGTGTAGGAATAATTTCTGGGCGCTTTCTCATATTTGAGCTTGATATGACCTTTAGTGCTGCAAATACTCAAAGAGCTCTTTGTCGTTTGTATAACCAAAATGCTACAGCAGAGACTAATCGTCAAACTATTCTAGGCAATGGAGTCTGGGATAAGACGATTGCCAATAATATACAGTTTCAATGGGAGACCATAACTGGAGCTGGAATTAATCATCAGTTATCTGTACATCAAGTAACAAGTATATTGATATGACACTACAAGAGCTAAAAGAAATACGCTATAACGAGATCGATGAAACATCTCGAACAATCATCGATCAAGGATTTGTCTTTGACAGTAAGACATTTTCTATGTCATTGACTGCGCAAATCAACTGGAGTAATATACTCCTTATTCCGGATGACGTTTTCCCAGTGCCGATTTCAACGAAAGATCAAAGCATTTACTACTTGAGCCTTGCTAATCGTCAAGCTTTTTATTTGACAGCAATGAATGCCAAGACTACCCCGCTCTTTTCAGGAAGCGCTCTTAAAGAGCAAATCCGATTGTGTCAAGATGAAGCATGTGTGAATGCTGTAGTAGATAACAGATACCAACTATAACAAGAGCGTTAATTAGTATGTATGAATGCAGCGGATCTAACATTCGGGATCAAAGATGTAGTGGGAATTGTCCTAGCCGTATTGGCAGTAGTCGGATTTCTCTATGCTTTAAAGCGCACTGCAGAGAAAGCCAACGAGCAAACATCTGCTGTGAAGAAAGAACTTGATGACTACAAAAAGTCTGTTGAGGAGAAATTCCTGCACGCCAAGAATAGTAAAAAAGCCAATATACAGATGATCATGGATACCATCAAGACCAATAAAGAAGAAGTCGAGAAGAAGGAGAACCAGATCTATGCCCGGATGAATGAAGTTCGAGAAGAGCAAAAACTTGCACACGATAAGCTTTCAGACAAAATTGATAGCGTTGTAACAATGCAGCAGACTATGAATACTTCTCTTGCAGAGCTTACCGGTTTCCTTAAAGGTAAACGCAATGATGAGCATAGATAACGCAATGTACATTGAAGATCTGGATGTTCTTCATGTACACTCTCCTTTCAACTGGAAAAAGCCGCAAAGATATTTAGCAGCTGCTATCCGGTTTATGCAAAAGCTTCGTTATGGACCAGAAGCTGCATACTATTCCCACACAGCTATTGCTGTTTGGCACGGATCAGAGCTTTATGTTTACGAAGCAGATCCGGAAATAAAGAAGACCAAGTTCGAAGACTGGGTCATGGATAAAGAACTTTGCATCACTTGCATTCCTGGTAAGTTCTATGTTAATCATGGAACACAGAGTAAAGAAGAGCTGAAGACTATAATCAAGTCGAAGCTCGGTCTGAGATATGACTACTTTTCTTTGGTATTCTACCAGATTTTGCTTATATTATCAGGTAAGTGGTACGGAACTAAGAACAGTAACTCGTTCTATTGCTCAGAGTTTACCAGCTGGATTATGTACGTAGGTACAGGCCTCTTGGAAAACTGGTACAGCATGAGTCCAGCAAGATCATACCGGTTTTACCGAGATATGAGTTGGATCTGCTACAAAGGTAAAGGTTCCGATCTACTTGAAAAGTAAACAACAAATCATGGCAGCACAAGACAAATTGATCCCTACAGCGCTTCTTTTGGCTAACAACCTTAAGGGAACACGCTATTCTACAGGAGGGACCTATAAGCTTCCCGCAAAGAAAGCCAGCAAGTATCAGAATCCGTATACGGATGCTGTAGAATTCTTCGCTGATGTTTATCAGAGAGAGCTTTTGATTGCTAATCAGCTAGAGGGAACAACTCCTCCGGCCAGTGAAGTATTCTCTAAACAGTACACGCCTAATCAGAACAATCGTTCTCTTACACTAGGCATGGTAGTTGCTTTCAGTGAAGCTGAATGGGAAGAGCTGCAGATTGCCATTTCTCGCTCCTTCAATATCGTTTACCCATTTGACCAAGTTGGTCCATGGAGTAAGCCTGAAATTAATGGTTACAAAGCTTTGATGGGAACATTCTGGGACGATTCAACAGAGCTTAAAGCTGCCGATGGAACCACTCTGGATACAGGTTTAACTCCTGGAGCAGAATGGGCCGAAGCATGGAATACTCTTCGAGTTCCTTATGACAAGGCTCAGGGCATAAATACACCTTTCATAGCACCAATTCTTCGTCCTGCCACAGGACAGCATTATTACTACCGATTCACAGGCCCTCGTCGCTGGTTCGGTTTTGTAGGCTATAACCTTCAATAAGAGCTCTTTGCCTCCTCAATATCCCTAGGGGATCGGATCATCCGGTCCCTTTTTTTTTCTCCTGTCGGTAAGTAAATGGTGCAAGTTTAAACTTTTATGCGTACATTCGCGTTAGTTTAACCAACATAATCAGTCATGTCAGAAACCAACCAACAAGACAGAGAACCTACGGAAGCTGAGTTGAAGGCTTACCGGGAGAAAATGATTCAGTACTACAAAGAGCAGATTCCTTTGCTCAAGTCTCAGAAAGAATATGAGACTCTCCTTGCTGATATCGAAGAAGCACGAGCTAAGCGTGTCACCATGACAATGCGTATTGCTCAAATCATGGCCGGTCCGCCTCAACCTAAGGAAGAGGAAAGACCTAATCCGCCAGACCCAGCTTCGGAAGAAGAACGTCCTACTCGTCAACTTAGAAAGGAGGAAGCATGAAAAAGGAAGATTTCACCTATGCTAAAGTAAAAGCCTCTGTAGAGAAAGCGGGCTTTAAGTTCTTCACCGGGAACATGAACGTTAACATGATCGGTGTACGTTCTAAGAATCGCAAAGTTGACAACTGGGATGACTTCTTTATTCTATGTTGGCAAGAGAACGGTAAGAACATGATCTGGGTAAATGATCAGTTTACTACGGATCCTGGTATTTACTACATGCAGCAGAAGCTTCTTAATCCAGCCGGTTGTGGTATTCTTGCCCGCGGACAATATCGTGGAGTATGGAAGATCGGAAAGCACGGTGCAGCCCAATACGAAGCCTTCGTTCAAACTGGTAACAAAGTCAAGCTTTACCGCGACCGCAACAAGGACAACATAATGGACTTTGATCCTAAGTCTATCATGGAAGGTTTCTTTGGAGTGAACCAGCACCATGGATACGATTCTGTGAATGTGAAGAACAATAGTGCTGCGTGTCAAGTACACCGATACAAAAAGGATCTGGCTTATGTCCTATCCATAGCCAAAAAGAATACAGCAGCAGGAAATGGTGACAGCTTCACCTACACTCTGCTTGAAGAAGGAGTAGATTTTTAAACCAACAAACCATGGCAAAGGTTAACCTCGTAGAAAAGCGGGCTAGGCTTTCTCTATGGGACATAGTTAAGTTCCAGCTGATCACTCATTGCTACCTAACAAAGGCGGCATTGAGCGAATCACAGCTGGACTGTTTGACACTACTCGCTGTAAAAGGTGAGTATGACCTGACAGAGTTCTGTACTTTGGCTAGTACTGAAGGTATCTTCAAGACTACTCAGACTGTACGAAACTGTCTGGTGAAAATGGAGAATGAAGGGTTCATCGTCAAGGAAGGGAAGAACAAGAAGAGAATAATGGTTCATCCTGATTTGAAGATTCAAGCTACTGGAAACGTACTTTTAGACTGTAAGTTTGTGCATGTTGAACCCCAAGAAGCCTAAAGAGTGTGTCAAGCAAACGGCAGAAGCCTTAGGTGCAGATGAGAATCTTGTACAAGATATCGTCGACTTCTATTGGAAAGAAGTTCGTAAAGCTCTAAGTGATCTGCGTGGCCCAAGAGTAGAAGTAGCAAACTTTGGGACTTTCCGGATAAAAAGCTGGAAGCTCCAAGAAGCAAAAGATGATTATCAGAAAGTGCTTACTAAGCATAATCCTGAAAAGATGACATTTCAAAGACATGCTGTGAGAGCAGAGGTCGAACAACGAATGGAGCAAATATCAAAGATGCAAAAAATGGTTGAAGATGATCGATGTCGCAAGCAGCAGATAAAAGAAAAACGCAATGCTGAAGAATCTAGGAGAAATACTCAAACACCGGAAGCAGATTCTTGAGGGAGTGAGCAACTCTATGTTCAAGAAAGATCATGTGGAAAAGATCGCCAAGGAGCGACTTGAAATATGTTCCAAGTGCCCTCTTATCGACAATGAGGGAAGCAAATGTATGGTGCCAGGAACACAACCTTGTTGTTCCGCCTGCGGATGCAAACTCGCGTTTAAAACGCGATCTCTATCTTCAGAATGTGCTCATCCAGATGGACCTAAGTGGCCAGCTATTTTGGAGCAAGATGAAGAAGATAAACTGTACAAGGAGATAGATTACAAACCTGATGGAGAATGAATGGATGGTCTACATACATGTTAGCTACTCACGGTGTTTTTGTAAAAGATCCAACCAGGACAATCTCCATAGTGATGCCTGAGCCATCTAGAGCTGATATCACCTTAGAAGCTCTCGAAAAGCTTGTTAGTAAAAATCGTATAACAAGTATAGAACATCAAGATCTGTTGAAGATGATAAAGTCTCCTGATGAAGAAAACTTGACCATAGCAGAAATTATAATAGAGACCAAGATATGAGCTTTCAGAAATGTCCAGTATGCAATGGAACAGGCCTAGATCCTAGTCCAGGTACTTTTAATACCTTACCTGTATGTCCTACTTGCAGAGGCGCCAGGATAATCAATGAGCTGAGCGGTTTACCGCCAGCTTGTTACATGTCAACTCAAAAACCAACTCAAGATGTCAGTAATATTTCAAGCGAAGGATCACAGCTACAAGAGCATAAATCCTGAAGAAAACATAGACTGGATGAGTGTTACCTCATTCGTAAGTCTCTTTAAACCTAAGTTTGATGCAGCAGCTCAAGCTGTAAAATCAGCTCGTAATCCTAAATCTAAGTGGTATAAACTACCTGTTGAAGAGATTGTAGCTGCTTGGGAGTCGGAAGGAAAACGAGCAACCGACTTAGGTACATGGTATCATGATCAACGTGAAAAAGACATAAGCTCTCATCTTACCATTCAGAGAGCCGGTGTAGAAATCCCTATCATAAAACCCATCTATAATGGAGAACTCAAGATGGCTCCAGAACAGAGACTGGTAGAGGGTATTTATCCAGAGCATTTTGTTTACCTGAAATCTGCAGGTATATGTGGTCAATCCGACCGGGTAGAAGTTGTCAAGTCTACGGTAGACATTATCGATTACAAGACTAACAAGGAGATAAAACTGAAGAGCTTCAAGAACTTTGAGGGAATATCTCAAAAGATGTTAGGTCCTTGTGCTCACTTGGATGACTGCAACTATTACCACTATGCCTTACAGCTTAGTGTATACATGTACATTATCATAAAGCATAATCCTCAACTTAAGCCCGGGAAACTTACACTGCACCACGTTATATTCGAGGAAGAAGGTCTAGACAAATATGGTTATCCTATCGCCAAGAAAGACAATCAGGGTAACCCCATTGTAAAGGAGATCTTCCCGTACGATGTACCTTATCTTAAATCAGAGGTGATAGCTATGATCAATTGGCTACACGAGAATCGTCCAACACTCAAAACTAAATAACCATGGTAAAGAACAAGTACAATGTTCCGCTAAAGATGTGGAGAAAGTTCAAGGAGCACAAAGCTCTTTACAACGACATAATGGATCAGATGATTCCCAACCAGAGTCTGACCACTCATCCCAAGACGCCTAAGATTCCGGATGGTCAGTGGACTACTATCTGTCACAACGCTGCAGTTTATGCTATCTGGGCTCTACAGAAACAACCTCTCAAAAAAGGAGACACTGTTGAGCACTTGAACATGAAAACAGGTAAGACTATAAAACTGAGCAAAGCAAAATGAGCAACGACGATTATCAACAACAACAGTTCTTCAAGATGGATAAAACACACGCGCTAAACTTTCTCATCAAGGAGCTTGCGGATGATAAGCTCATAAAGACGAATGATATCAGAGATGGATATCACTCTTTTGGTGAACTGTATGATCACCGGATTACTCTCTATGTTGCTTTGTGTAAAATGCTTTGCGATGTAGGAGAAGCATCTCGTGTATGGAAATCTCAGTGGCACTCGGATGGCACAAGATTCCCGGATTGGTTTATCTTAGGTATCGATGAGGAGCCTGGTAAACAGATCACGTATCATCTTCCTATGAGCTATTGGGATAAGACCAGCTTTGTAAAGGCTAGAGATCTTGCTCCGTCGTGGGACGGTCATACATCTGAAGAGGTTCTTCAAAGGATTAACGCTTTAGTAGCTCTAAAATCATGATAAGATTATTTGACGTGCAGGATGATAAGCTTGTTCCAACGGAACACTGTTATGCCTTGAGCTTTCTCAAGAACATAATGGATGCTTATCCGGATACTTACATAGAGGTCTACAAGTATTTGTTCTACATGACATGTCCTAATCCGGATGCCAATCCTTTCTTCAATGTTCCTGACGAAGACAAGGAAGATATCATATTGCAAGAGATAAAGGCTGACTTCTCTACAGAAGATGACTTGATCGTTATTGCTAAGGAGAGATGTCGACAGTTGTATGAGACACCTACTGTTAGAGCTTATAACGGTATGGCCAAGATGATGGATCGATTAGCTCGATACATGGAAACTACTCCTATTACTCACGGTCGAGATGGTAACATCAACTCATTGGTCGCCGCCGCCAAAAATTTCGAGGGTATCAGACTCTCGTTTAAAGGGGTGTACAAAGACCTACAAGAAGAACAAAAGACTCACACAAGAGGTGGTGCCGGTTTAGCATATGATCAATAATTCTTACATAGAGGTTCCTACTTGGAAAGATGGTGAGTGGGTAGAACCTACTCTCTTTGAAACCCGCGAGGAGTTTAGACTCTTTGTGCGATCCTGCTTTAAAGAGCCAGGTCAATATGGATTTGACGAGACGAGTTTCCTCTTCAATGAAGAGGGTCGTCGGTATAATCGACAAGGCTTCTATTGCGCAGCACCCTTCCGTAGTAAAGATTTCGTCAAGTACTGGGACGATCAAAAGACTAAATGTAGAAAAGGTGTGATATTTCGTAACGGAGACAAGGTTTGGTATCTCACTAGAGATTACTACATGTGGATCAACTTTCTCCCGATCAACAACAAGGAGACTAGAAGATTCGACTTTCCGGATGTACGTGATGCACAGTATCACATGGCCTTGTATGAAATTCTTGCCGAGCTGAACTATCTCCACTGTGCTATCTTAAAGAAACGTCAGATTGCCTCTTCATACTTTCACTGTGCTAAACTCATAAATCAAATCTGGTTCGAGGAGACACCTATTCTTAAGATGGGCGCGTCTTTAAAAGACTATGTGAACGAGAAAGGCTCTTGGAAGTTCTTGAATGAGTACTCGTCATTCTTAAATGAACACACCGCCTGGTACAGACCTATGAATCCAGGTAAGGTTGGTATGTGGCAGCAACAGATTGAAGAAACAGACACTCGAGGTAGGAAATACATGAAGGGTTTGAAAGGTGTGCTTTCAATGGTAACCTTTGAGAAAGATGCCACATCTGGTGTTGGTGGTCCATGTACTTACTTCTTCCACGAGGAAGCTGGTATCGCACCTAAGATGGATACCACAGTAGAGTTCCTTTTCCCTGCGCTTCAATCTGGACACATTACTACTGGAACTTTCATTGCTGCAGGATCTGTGGGTGACCTTGATCAATGTCAACCTTTGAAAGAGATGGTTCTTAAACCGGGAGCGAATAGTATATATGCCGTGGAGTCAAATCTCCTGGATCATGAAGGGACTGTAGGGCTCACCGGATTGTTTATTCCAGAGCAATGGTCTATGCCTCCATATATAGATCAGTATGGTAACTCTCTTGTTGAAGAAGCTGTAAAGGCCATCGATCTAGAACGTGAAAAGTGGAAGAGAGATCTCTCACCAGAAAAGTACCAGCTTCGTATCTCCCAGCATCCAAAGAATATTGCTGAAGCATTTGCCTACAGAAAAGTATCCAAGTTCCCACTTAACCTGGTTGGTGCTCAAAAAAGACGTATCCTCGACAAGGAATACCCTATTGAGTTTTTAGATCTACAGCGAGATGAGCACGGTAAGATCCAAGCCAAAATAAGCAATAAGCTGCCGATCATAGAATTCCCTATTACGAAAGACATTGAGGATAAAACAGGTGTAATCGTAGTTTACGAAAGACCTGATCCTACTGCTCCATGGGGAACGTATTATGCTTCTGTCGATCCGGTTTCAGAAGGTAAGACCACTACGTCAGAATCTCTTTGCTCGATATACGTGTACAAGAATCCGATCGAAGTTACCCGGATAAACGGTGATCAGACAGAAACGTTTGTTGAACATGATGGAATCGTTGCTTCTTGGTGTGGCCGATTTGATGATATCAATAAGACTCATGAGCGCCTCGAGATGCTTATCGAGTGGTATAATGCCTGGACTATTGTCGAGAACAACGTCAGTCATTTCATCCGACACATGATTTCAAGACGTCTTCAGCGATACCTTGTACCAAAAAGCCAGATCGCCTTTTTGAAAGACCTTGGTGCCAATACCAACGTGTTTCAAGATTACGGCTGGAAGAACACCGGGACTCTCTTCAAGAATCATATGCTCAGCTATTTGATTGAGTACTTAAAGGAAGAGATCGATGTGGAAACCAAGGAAGATGGGACTATCGTCAAAAGAAAGTATGGTATCGAAAGAATACCGGATATCATGGCCATGGTTGAGATGGAGCATTACGATGACGACGTCAACGTTGACCGTTTGGTATCTTTGGCAGCCCTAATCGCTTTTGCTAAAGTGCAACAAGCAAACCGGGGTTACCGTAAACGCGTGGATAACGTGAGCAAGAAACCCTTGGAAAAGTCCCAGAATTTGTTTAAATTACCTAGTAGCCCTTTCCGGCATATCGGAGGGAGCTCGGCGAGTTCAGGAAAGAGACCACCTAGGAACCCGTTTAAAAACATCAGATAAGAGCCATGAAAGTATTAAATGCGATGCAGTTAAAGGCTGGAGCCAAGGCGGAATACAACCGCATGGGCTCTATTACTCAGCCTATTCAGTTTCTTCCGAGAAAAGAGAAGGATGATGAGTGGACCGCCTGGAACATGGACTGGCTGGAATGGCAAGGTCTTAAGCAAATCCGTCGAAACGCTCGCCGGTTAATGAAGAACTACAAGCTGGCCAAAGGTATCATCGATAAGACAGACTACATTGTTGAGCAGGATAACGAGATGCGAGAGATCGTAGATACTCTTATCGAAGAAGATTTCAGTGCCTTAGAGCTTAAGTTCTACCCAATCATCCCCAATGTCATCAATGTCCTTACTGCGGAGTTTGCCAAGCGTAATTCACGAGTAACCTTCAGAGGTGTTGATGAATACACCTACAACGAAAAGATGGAACTGAAAAGACAGGCCATCGAAAACGTTCTTTTACAAGATGCTCAAAACAAGCTTATTACTAAGATGATTGAGCAAGGAGCTGATCCTAATGATCCGGAGATTCAGCAGCATATGCAACAGCAAATGGCTCCTGAAAATCTGAAGTCGCTCCCAGAGATCCAGAGCTTTTTTGATAAAAGCTATCGTAGTCTTTGCGAGCAATGGGCTGCCCATCAACACAAGATTGATGAAGAGCGCTTTAAAATGGACGAGCTTGAAGAACGCGGTTTTCGCGATAGCTTAATCACCGATCGTGAGTTCTGGCATTTCAGAATGGGCGAAGATGATTATGAGGTCGAGTTATGGAATCCGGTTCTAACCTTTTATCACAAGTCTCCTGACATCCGCTATATCTCCCAAGGAAACTGGGTAGGTAAGATTGAGATGATGACTGTGGCTGATGTAATCGACAAGTATGGTTACTTGATGACACAAGAACAGCTTGAGTCTCTTGAAGCTATTTATCCGGTAAGATCTGCAGGATATCCTCTACAAGGATACCAGAATGACGGATCCTACTACGATGCTACCAAGACACATGAATGGAATACCAACATGCCTGGTCTTGCTTATCGTCAGTTTGTTTCCATGTATGACAACTTCGTGTATAACGGAGGGGATATCATCAACTGGATTCTCGGAGAGTCGGAAGACTATTTCGACATGGGTATGGCTTTCATGTTACGCGTTACTACCGCTTATTGGAAGTCTCAGCGTAAGGTTGGTCACCTAACTAAGATTACAGAAAACGGAGAAACTATCACAGATATTGTTGATGAGAGTTATCGTATTACGGATAAGCCTTTGTACAACAATACTCTGATCAAGAATAAGAATAAGGATACCCTTGTTTTCGGTGAGCATATCGATTGGATATGGATCAATCAAACATGGGGTGGAGTAAAAATTGGACCTAACCATCCAAGCTTCTGGGGTATGAATAACCCCGGAGGAGTTAATCCGATGTACCTCGGTATTAACCAGAACAAGATTGGTCCTCTCAAGTTCCAGTTTAAAGGAGACAACACCCTTTACGGATGTAAACTGCCTGTTGAGGGATCTGTTTTTTCCGATCGTAATACTCGTTCTACGGCTCTTGTAGACCTGATGAAGCCTTATCAGATTGGGTACAACATAGTAAACAACCAGATTGCGGATATCCTGGTGGATGAGTTGGGGACCGTAATTCTGTTGGATCAGAACGCGCTACCCCGCCATTCACTGGGTGAAGATTGGGGTAAGAACAACCTGGCCAAGGCGTACGTAGCAATGAAGAATTTCCAGATGTTGCCTCTGGATACCTCGATCACTAATACAGAAAACGCTCTTAACTTCCAGCATTTCCAAACCCTTAACCTGGAACAGACACAGCGTATGATGTCAAGGATCCAGTTGGCAAATTACTTCAAGCAACAGGCCTTTGAAACCATTGGTATAACACCACAGCGTTTGGGTCAACAGATCGGTCAAACTGAAACGGCTAAAGGTATAGAACAAGCCATTGCCGGTTCTTATGCTCAGACCGAAATGTACTTCATTCAGCACAGTGATTATTTGATGCCTCGTGTTCATCAAATGAGAACTGACCTTGCTCAGTATTATCACTCGAAGAAACCTTCACTTCGTCTGCAGTACATGACCACTAAAGATGAGCAGGTAAACTTTGCCATCAATGGTACAGATCTTCTACTGCGAGATGTAAACGTTTATTGTACAACCAAAGCTAATCATCGTGCTGTAATCGAGCAGATGAAGCAACTCGCTATTGGTAATAACACCTCAGGTGCTACCATTTATGACCTAGGAAATATTATCCAGTCTGATTCATTATCTGAGCTTACTACTGTTCTTAAAGAGACAGAGCGCAAAGCTACTGCTCAACGTCAAGAACAAATGCAGCATGAAGAGAAGATGAAGCAAATGGAAGCTGAGCAGCGTAGTAAAGAGAAGCAGATGGAGCTTGATCATGATGCTCTGGAAGCTGAAAAAGACCGTCGTAAGGATATCCTTGTGGCCGAGATTCGAGCTGCTGGTTATGGTGCTATGCAAGACATCAATCAAAACATGCAGAGCGATTTCCGCGATACCATGGATGATATCCGGAAGCGAGATGAGTTCCAGCAAGTGATGAACTTTGATCAAAGCAAGGAAACGATGAAACAGCAGCAACATCGTGAAAAGATGGATCTTGAAAGAGAAAAGCTTCAGGCACAGAAAGATATGAAGCAGATGGATGTAGATATTGCTCGCACCAATAAGAACAAATATGACGCAGGCAAGAAAGCAAGTGACAAGAAAAAGAGTTGATAGTCATATAGTGCGCCAAATCTTGCGTCTAAAGCTTTAAGGTGTAAACGTATAGAGTTTAAAAACGTATTTTTGCGTATATTATAATGTCAGTCAGACAATAACCAACCAACAGATTATGCCAGATAATAACGAGAACGGTACAACAACCGTAACAACCGTGGATGTCGACATTAACGACATCTTAGGTACACCAGGAGCCGAGCAAGTAATGTTGCCTGGCAACGATGGAAAGAAGCCGGTTGAAAAACCAAGCATCTTTACAGCGAAACCTGTAGACATGTCGTTCCTTGACAATGATGATGACGATGATCAAGGCGGGACCGGAGGTAATGATGACCCAGATCCTGATAAAGGAGATCCTGAAAAGGACAAGGGTAATCCCAATCCGAATCCCGACATTGACCTGAGCGATCTTGATAATCCGGAAGGAGATAAAGGAGGTCGTCCTAAGATGGATAAGAATGCTATGATCGAGCTTACAAAACAGCTCATCGAAAGCAAACAGCTTATCCCTTTTGATGATGACAAGCCGATCGAGAAGTACACTGTGCAAGACTTTAAAGAGCTCTTCGAAGCCAACATGACTGAAAAAGAACGTAAGCTCCGCGAAGAAGTGCCATTGGAATTCTTCGATAACCTTCCTGAAGAGCTTCAAGTAGCTGCTAAGTATTATGCAGATGGTGGAACAGATTTCAAAACCTTGTTCCGTACATTGGCCCAGGTAGAAGAAGTACGCCAGTTGGATCCTCAACGTGAGAACGATCAGGAACAGATTGTACGTGCTTACCTTCACGCAACCCAGTTTGGTACCTCTGAAGAAATTGAAGAGGAGATTAACAGCTGGAAAGACCGTGATGAACTAGGAGCAAAAGCTCAAAAGTTCAAGCCAAAGTTGGATGCAATGCAACAACAAATTGTAGGCCGCCAGCTACAACAGCAAGAAAATCTGCGTAAGCAACAACAGCAGCAAGCAAAGATGTACATGGATAACGTGTACAAAGTACTTGAACCAGGCGAATTGAACGGCCTGAAGCTCGACAAAAAGACCCAAAGCATGTTATATGCCGGTCTAGTTCAACCAAACTACCCTTCGATCTCGGGTAGACCTACCAATCTCCTTGGACATCTTCTAGAGAAACATCAGTATGTAGAACCTAACCATGCGTTAATCGCAGAGGCTCTATGGCTGTTGTCTGATCCAGAAGGTTACCGTAATAAGGTAAGAGAGAATGGTAAAAAAGATGCGACTGAGAAAGCAGTACGAATGCTGAAATCAGAAGAGGCTAAGAAAGCCGGTTCTTCTGTAGTGTCAGATGATGACGATGAAACAGCAAAGCGTGCAGGACAGAAGCTTCAGAGACCGAGCCAAAACTTTTTCAAGCGATAACCATAAATAACAATCAAATCTAATCACACATGAGCACTCCAGTTTTAAACAATGGTCTCTTCTTACGTGACACGAACTACCAGGCTAGTTCTCACGTAGACAGCTACCACTTGGTGAACATGCTGAAAGATGCAGAGCCTATGGACCTTGGTCCGGTGGACATCTGGGCTATGACCCAGAAGGTAGAAATGCCTCTGTACCAGCTGTCATCTTTTGGTGGTAAAAACATCATCATGGTTGACAATGCCCGCGGTGAGTACAAATGGCAAACTCCGGTAAGCCAGGATCTTCCGTACATCATCGAAGACATTGAGCCGAACAACGCCCAAAAAGGTATTGACGGTACAACCTTCAAAATCAAAATCAACCGTCGTGAGTTTGGTCACGGTGATATTATCACCTACGACAAGTACAACGGTTGTGAAATGTACATCACTGCTGATGACATCCTTCCTTTGGGAGACGGTTTTGTCTACACAGTTCAGTTGGTGAACAATGACAACTACAAGTTCCTTGACAACAAGTACCTTGCAAACGGTACTAAGATTTTCCGCAAAGGTTCTGCCCGCGGAGAATACGGGGAGCGTTTCTCTGACATCACAACCCGTGCAGGGTTCCGTGAGTTCTACAACTTCGTAGGAGGTTCTGAAGCTCACGTTCACTACAGCGTTTCTAGCCGCGCAGACCTTATGGCTCGTGGTGGTATGAAGGCTGATGGTACAGTTCCGGTAACTGAGATCTGGCGTAACTTCGACAAGAGCCTAGATCCATCAATTGCGACCATTGAACAAATGGCTTCTAAGATGGGTAAAGACTACGTGAAGCGTGCCATGGCTAATGGTACCTTGACTCGTACATTCCTTACTACGATGGAAGCTGCCCACCTTACCAAGATTGCCACTGACATCGAAACCTACTTGATGTGGGGTCATGGTGGTCGCGTTAAGCAAGACGGTCCGGATGATATCCGTATGTCTGTGGGTCTTTGGAAACAGCTGGACAACTCGTTCAAGCGTGTGTACAACAAGAGCTCGTTCAACCTTGAGTTGTTCCGTGCTGAGCTGTACAACTTCTACGCTGGTCGTGTGGAGTTCCAGGGTCCAGATCCTAAGCGTCAGCTTATTGTTCAAACTGGTATGGGTGGTATGCGTCTTGTTAACGAGGCCATCAAGAAAGAAGCAGCTAACTCCGGTCTTGTTATCCAAGCTGCTCAAAACAACGGTATCGGAGCTATCTCAGGTCAAGGTATGGATCTTGGTTTCGGATTTGCTTACACCAGCTACGTAATTCCGTTCCTTGCGAACGTGAAGTTCGTGCTGAACCCAGCATTCGACAACCTTCATACTAACGACATCGAGAACCCGATCATCGATGGTAACCCGCTGTCTTCTTACAGCTTTGTTATCTTCGATATCACTGACACTGGAAACGACAACATCTTCATGTTGAAGCTTGCTTGGGATAACCAGTTGAAGTGGTGGTATCAAAACGGAACCATGGACTACATGGGACGTACTCAAGGATTCCAGTCTTCTGGACAATTCAACGGGTACCGTGTATACATGACCCAAACGATGCCGGCAATCTGGGTAAAAGACCCAACCAAGGTGTTGAAAATCGTGATGAGAAACCCAATTACGGGTGGATCATTCTAATACCCGCGCCGAGAGAGGGGTTTTTGAATCCCTCTCTCAATGGTGCACATGCCTAGATGGTTACTTGAAATAGAGTCGCGATAGGTTCGATCCTGATCTAGGCGCAATGTCACACAAACCAACAAAACCAACGTATGAGTAAGATTACTATGACAGAAGTTCCTACGGTCTCAGACCAAGGGAAGATCGCAATTAGACCGTTCTTTGACCCGAATGTGGAAAACCTAGGCCTTCAGAATTACCAGATGGTAGTTTACGAAGGAGTTTTTCATGAGGAACAACTCGCCTGTATCGAGATGAATGGTACTAAGCGCTACATCACCGGATTGAATCCTTTCGCTCCTGATGTGAAAGTCCTTCCTCAGGAAGAACGTGAAGCTCGTATCAACGAGATAAACAGAAAGGTTGCCCAACTTGAGGCTGAGCTTAATGCCAATATCCTTGATCCTAAGGATCCGGATTTCTGGAATAAGGTGAAGCTGCTTCGTCCAGATAACTATGATTTCTGGGAGAAGATTACAATCCGCTGCGGTAATCAACCGGTTCCTCTTGATCCGGAACATAACCCTTGGGATATGATCAAGGTGTGCGCTATCGAAGCTGGAGGATTTTCAATTGTAGCTAAAAGCTACGAGGATGCCCGAAGCAGAGCTGTTGCTCCTAAGTTTTACCTGGATAAGGATATCCATACTGTGGCTACCAAGACTGAAGTTAAGAAACTTCGCAACAAGGCCCTTTCAGAACTTGAGAAGATGTTCAAGAACAATCAGAACAAGCTTATGTATGTGGCTAAGGTGGTTGATGGAAACAGCGTTCAGTACAAGAAGTCTACTCCAAATGATGTGATCTATGACAACATGGATCGATTCATCACAGGAGAAGGTGTTGAGAAAAACTTGCGTAGAGCGGCCGAACAATTCTTGGCAGCTGCGGAACTTGACATCGAGACTTTAAAGCTGAAAGCTCTTATCCGAGATGCAAGCTTCTACAAGTTGATTGCTCCTAAATCTGATGGTATGATTTATCACATGAATACCATGAGTATGATGGGTCGCAATTCACACGAATGCTTGGAGTACCTGAAGAATCCTATGAATGATAAGGTTCTTGCAGAACTCTTAAGTGTAGTAGAGGCCTACTGGAAGAAATAACATAAAACACGATACCATGGCTGGAAATATGAAGAACAGCAATAAGTGTCCAGAGGTTGTACAAAACCCGACACGCTACAAAGGAGGAATGAACAAAGCTCCTGAAGTTGTACAAAATCCAACGCGCTACACCGGTGGCTTAAACAAAGCTGCTTGCGATGTGCCAAAGAAAAACAAGTAACCACTAAAACCAACATATCATGGGAACAAAAAAGAAGATGGCCATGGGCGGTGAAAAACCTGCCTCAAAATCCACAACAAAAACAGAAACTCGTGCGGACGAAAAACGCGCTGCAGCTTCTATGGGAAAACGTAAAACTGGAGGATCTGCTGCTCCAGTGTCTTACAAAAAAGGCGGATCTACCAAGAAAAAGTAATCTGAAGGATGGATAACAACACCATATTCCTAAAGGTTAAGCAACGTCTTAACAAACTTGCCAGCAACGATTATGATAATATCGAATGCTGGCAAGTTGTTGAGGCTTTTAACAAAGGCCAAGTAGAGTGGTGTCGTAGAAACCTTCATGGTACTAACATTAAGCAAGAGGGAGACGAACAATCTAAAAGAAGGATTGATGATCTTCAGAGACTACTGAAGCCTCTTCCTTTAGTGATGACAGATCGTCAACTCTTTTATGAATCTCCTGCTCTTCCCGGAGATTACATGGAGTGGAAAAGGATCTCAGCTCAAGCTGTAAATCCTTGCTGCGATAAGCCTCGCCGAATAATCATCTACCTCGCCGAAGAAGCAAACGTAGATGAGTTACTTCGAGATAAGAACAAGCAGCCTAGTTACGAATGGGGAGAGACTTTTTGTACACTCATTGATAACAAGATCCGCATCTATACTGATGGTAAATTTGCGGTAGCGAATACTGAGTTGTACTATTACCGTCAACCAGTGAGAATCCAGATGCTAAATTGCGTGGATCCTTATACTCAACAGACAAGTACTGTAGATATTCCATGTGAGTTTAAAGACGACATGGTAGAGGTATTCATCGATGAAGCCGTTAAGATTATCGCCGGAGATATCGAATCGTTGAACCAGATGCAAAGAGCATCTCAATCTGTAGAACAGAATAACTAATGGAAGCACTAAAGCGCCCTGTACGTAAATCTCGTAACCCGCTTTTAAGCGAGGCGAGTGAGAAACTTCTCAACTTTCGAATAGAGCAAGAGGAAGCTTCTGCTCGTTTATACTTGGCAATGTCTATGTGCCTGAATAATGAGGGTTATACCGGTGCTGCTAAGTTGTGGAAAAAATATTCTGACGAGGAAATGGCTCATGCTGACTGGGCCCGTAATTATCTTCTGGCTATGGGTGTAACACCGGCAACCCCTATGTTACAGAAGCCGAAGACAGAATTTCCAGGATGCTTGGCTGAAATTATCAAAGACAGCTTTGAGCATGAGATCATTGTTACCAAGCAGATAAAAGCTTTGGCAGCTGACGCTTTCAAGCAAGCAGATCACATGTTGTATGAATTAGCTCTTTCTTACCTGAAAGAACAGGTAGAGGAGCATGACAAAACCCAAACTTGGCTCGATAAGCTTATGACTTTCGGATCTGATCCGTTGGCTTTACGCTTACTTGATAACGAGATGGGAGAAGGATTGTAAAAAAATCTGCAGGGTCTTGCACAAGTGACAAGATTTTGCTATATTATAGTAGTTTGTTTGTAACCTTAAAACCTAATCACACATGGCGTATTTTAATCATGCCTTTACCAAGCGCTTCTTAGGAACGCAGGTAACCGGAGCTGGGGCCGGTCAAAACCCAAACGTCAACATGACTAATGGTTTTATCACAGTAGCAGGGATTCCATCTTCTGCACTTGGTAACACTGTTGGTGCGGCCAACACGATTTATGGACCAGGATCCTATGGATTCTTTGATCCTAAGACGTATCAGTCTGTTGATTTGACCTTCGCGTCAAACAATGCTTGTTGCCCTCTTGTTCTTGCTTCAGGTTCCCTGTTGGCAAATGACAAGATCGGACCTTTCCACGGTGGCTACAAAGAGTCCAACAAGTCGAAAATCATCAACCCTAAGTACATCAGTAAGGCGTACGTAGTGGAAGAGTGTGCTCCTCAGCAGTCTGTGACTTCTATCGGAAACACTCCGTACACTCAAACTCTTTCTCCAGCAGATCCTCTTTGCTGCAAAGAGTTCCTTTGTGACGAGACTTACTACCTTCGCATTGACGTGAAGGGATCTCCAGCTCTGCGTTACCTGAATCACCAGGCTTACCAGACTGTGATGGCGTACACCGGATGCTGTACAGGTCCTACACCTACACCGGTTGATTCAACTTTAGTAATGATCCAGTGGGCTCAAGCTATCGTTGAAAACCAGTACTTGACTCCATTCTTGTTCCCAATCGTTTATGACGAAGCTGGAACAGCATGGTTCCCACCAAACAGTACTGTTGACCCACAAGGTAACGCTATTACACCTGCACAATGGTGGAGTGCATATGTGTCTCCAGGACACACTGCAAATGCATGTGCTGGTCTTCGTCTTTTCGGAGCTTACGTAGAAACAAAGTTTGGAAACTGCTCTTTCCAACTGACTGACTTCTTCGAAAAAGAGCCAGTGTTGATCTACGCATCTCTTGTAGATTACAACGGAGATCCTTGCGTGTTCGAAGGTCTTTGCGTATACCAAGAGTGTCGCGGTCTTCAGGGAATGGGCTTCGGAGAGCAAGTTGTTCGCGACTTGATTCTTTCTGAGTCTTACCTGCAAAACTTCTTCGCGACTGATATTCGTATCCGTGAAATCACCCAAGGTGACCAGATCTTGAACTCTGTAAACCGTAACGCGCTTTACACTCGTTACTTCATCCTTCACAATGTTCCTCGTTTGAACAACCCAACAGGTGTGTTCGATAACGACCAGTACATGTTGGAGATTATCTCAACCGGCCGTAACGCTGCTCTTGAGACATTCCTTACAACATGGCTCGGAAACTGTGCGAACTGTGTGACATTGGATGTGTATGATTGCACACCATGTAACGTAGTTCCTATCTAAGGAGCATCTTACCTCAAAAATACGGGAGAGTGAGAGTTTATCTCTCCTCTCCCTTTTTTGTTTATTAACGTCTACAATAGATAATAATGGCACAACACTCCTTAAGTCTTGAAGCACCGGATACAATGAATAAGTGTATCCTCCGTATTGTAGACACAAGCGTTTACAACGGTCAGGTGCAAGTTGCGTGTCCTGTTCTTCAGGTCACTTTACCAGGCTTTAACCGACCCGTGACTTTTGATGAATCAATTATCCAACCGGGATTCATCGTAAATTTGACAGCATGTGATCTAGAGATTCAGACTGCTCAGTGTGGTACTGTCTTCAGTGATCTTCCGGATGGAATATACATCATCAAATACAGTGTATCACCAAATGATCTCGTTTACGTAGAGTATAATCATCTTCGCATGACTAAGGCTATGTGGAGATATTACAATATTCTTTGTGATTTGGATGTAGCTGCATGCGATCCTCCAGCTGAGAAAAAAGAAAAGCTTAAGCAGCTGAACATGATTCGTATGTATCTTGATGCTGCAAAGGCGCAGGTTGAGTTTTGTCACCAGCCTCAAAAAGGTATGGAGCTCTTTAACTATGCAGTAAAGCTCCTTGATAAGATGACTTGTAAATCATGCTAGTAACCAACAAACCAACATATGACTTGTCCTAATTGTAATGCTACATTATCTTGCGGGTGTCAATCTCGCAGAGCCTCAGATGGTAAAACCGTTTGCTCAAACTGTCTTGCTTCTTATGAGGCCAAGATTGGTAAAACTGCACCATCTACTACGCCGGTTCAAGCTCCAAAACAACAGGTAGCTCCCAGCAATGTTTCCGTGAAATATATTCCACCTCATAATCGCTTACCTTAATGGCTATAGCTAAGACATATACCGTTGGTGATAATGGCGGAGTCAGAAGACTCGATGACTTTACTGGTCCTTGGGTAGATGTTCCTGTCACAAACTCACTACCTCTTTCCGGAGCACTATTCGACGTGGAAACGGATCCTAATGACGGAGACAAAGTTTTCGTTGTTGGAGATGGTTTTTTCCAGGCCGGCCTATACGGTATTTATGTCTCTACCGATGGAGGTGCCTCATGGTACGTTCCCGGTGGAAACTATAGTTTAAACCAAAATGTAGGTGGCACTTATCGTTGGTGGGAAGTATTTGTACTCGACTCCAATAACATCTTCGTTGTAGGGGATAACGGATACCTTGCAGTAAGTACAGATGGAGGTTTAACCTTCAACTTATCTACTCAAGTTCCGCCTCTGCAGGAATGCGCGGGATGTCCACCACAACTACCTCCGCTTTTCAGCGTGCATTTTATTACGCCACTTATAGGAGTAGTAGGTGCCAGAGAACATGTGTTGATCACATATGATGCCGGGGTGACTTGGACTGTGCTCAATGGAGGAAACTTCATAGTGGGTCCTAGCGGAAATGCTCAAGGGATGGTAGGTATTCATATATCTGCTGATCAACAAACAATTGTTGCCTGCGGCCGAGGAAGAATGTTCCAGTCTACAGATGCTGGTAATACCTTCAATGAAGTATTTGATTGGGTACGCAACGGTAGACATCTTACCTGGATTAATGATAACGAGTTGTGGGGATTTGGTGCCAGCGACATGATAATTAAAAGTGTCGATGGAGGAGCCAATTGGACCGTTCTTTCACCCTTTTTAGTAGGGGGACCTAATCACTTTGGTGGTCACTTCTACCAGAATCAGAACGGTTTCTTCTCTACCAATGCTAACGTTCTTTCTACCAACAATGGTGCAGCTTCTGGAACATTTTCGGAAACTTCTCCTTATGGTATAAACGCTATATGGACTTGGTTCAGAGCTCCTATTTGCTATGTCTTAACAGACTGTTCTGGAGCGCTTGCTCCCCTTCTTTTGGATTGGGAACTTCTAGATCCTTTTGTAGGACAAGTTGTGCAGATTCCAGCTCTTTATGGTAATACATGTTGGACGGTAACTCTGGCCCCAGATTGCCAAGGAGCAACTGTTATTGACTCTGATGCGCAGATTATTGGTTTTGCGGATTGCCTATCTTGCAATCCTCCTCAATGCTACAGCGTCGTTGAGTGTACAGGAGTAATTCCGCCATTCAACAGTAATGATCCTAGTCTTGCCGGTTTTGCCGGTGAGGTAGTTGAAATCTGTATTACTACCCAAGGTGTCACAAATTGCTATTGTTTCACCATTACAGCCATAGGTCCTTGCTTGGATGGTGTTCTTTTACCATCCGGATGGGAGATCCAAAACTGTGTTGAAGATTGTAACGCATGTCTTCCTCCGCCTCCTCCGCCTTTTGAGCTACATCCTAGAAGGATAAAACCGGGTTACTATACTCCAGGCTGTCCTCCAGAATACACAGAAAAGATCAGCTGTAAATTTGCTGAACAGATGTATGACGAGATGGTGGCCAAGAGGTATGGAATAACCATTTGCTGCGATCATGATCCTGATACCTGGATAATCAAGAAGCAGATTCTTGACCTGAAAGCTATCTATGATCCAGACTTGTGTAAGTGTTTCTTACAACAATGTTGTCCTCCTACTTGTGTTGAAGCAACAATCCAAGTATTCAATCCTGTTACCTGTACAGCGCCTAATGCTGTATCAGCAAGTTTACTCCCGGTATGTACCTGCTATCAGATTACAGCGCCTGAAGGTAATCCTTGCCGAGTTCGATACGTGGATTGCAATGGTGTGAACTCTTCAGTTACTATTCCTTCTGGAGCTACTGTAGCAGTTTGCTCTCAGATTTATCCTTACTCTATCCAGTGCACTCCTATTATAGTGCAAGGTGCTGAGTGTGTAAATGGAGCATGTCCATAAGATATTTGGACATCTCCTGAAAATTGTGTATATTAAACAAGAACGCGACTACAATGAAGCCAATAAACGCCGACGACCCAACATGTAATCCGATCAGCTCCAACTGCGTGATCTGGCAAGGTCCTGATATTCCGTGTATCAAACTTTGTAAAGGTGACACTGTTAGCGTAGTTGTTTACAAGCTGGCCACAGAATTATGCAAGCTTCTCGAGCAGACTAATGTCTCAGCTTATGATTTATCTTGCCTTCAACTTGTTGGTTGTACACCGGCTACTTTTCAAGAGCTCATCCAACTTCTTATAAGCAGGATATGTGAGCTTGAGAATTGTGTGTTTGAACCTTGTGCACCAGGTTGCCAAGGAAGAGTATGTCGAGTTACTAGCGGAGGAGGATCCGGATCGGCCGGATGTCCTGACTGTGTAGTAAACGTATGTTCTCACTTCTACTACACCAACCAGGCTGGAGATACTGTTACTACAATGCAGTTAACAGACTATGTTCAAGCTATTGGTAATCGTGTATGTCAGCTTATTGATCAGATAGCTACTATTAATGCTATCTTACAGAATCATGAGCAGCGTATCACCACCTTAGAAAATACTCCTCCTCCAACATTCACTTTACCTCAAGTAACTCCTGTTTGTGTACTTCCTAGTGCACCTACAGATATGAACATTGTCTTGGCCGCTTTAGAGCAACAGTTTTGTGCTTTAATCGGAGCAACAGGAGGACCTAACGATATTTATGCTGCAATTCTTGCTCAATGTGCAGGATTAACTGGATCTCCTCAATTAGGTGGATCAGGTTCTATGGGTAGCCTACCAGGTTGGAACAATACTGTTCAGAACTTGGCTAATGCCATAAACAACATATGGCTTACTATTTGTGACTTGAGAGCTGCGGTTACTAATATTCAGACTAACTGCTGTCCATCCGGATGTAGCGGTATCAGTTTATCTATGACTGCCCAGCTTAACGGAGACACATTGACTGTATGGTTCAGCGGAACTATTCCTGTAGGATTCTCTCAATGTCCTCCTTCAGGTCTTACTAATTTTACAATCTCAGATCAGAGTGGTAATAGCATCATTGTTACCGGAGATATTGTAACAGCGCTTAACTCTTTGCCTGGTATCTCTTGGAATCTTTCAGCTTCTCCTCTGAATCTTTCAGATAATCTTACTGTAACAGCTACACCTTGCTTGACAGATGGTATTTCTACTTGCCAGTACACATACACAGAGGTTCTTGCTAATCAAACAGCATGTCCTGTTATGACGTACAATGCGACAGATACTCAGATCGCGTATAGCGGAGCCATCCTTGCTGCAGGTACAGGTGTTACATATACTGTAGAAGTATGGGATGCTTTAGGGTTAACTTTAATCCAGAGCCAATCTACACTTGTTACAGTACCACCAGTGTTCAACTTGCTTGGAACTTTCACCGGATTAAATCCGAGCACTTCTTACAAGGTAAGAGTGGTGATTACTCCTTCTGCAGGAACACCTACTTCATGCCCATTTGCTACGGTTACCACCTTAGCACCGGCATGTCCTCCTCCAACTAATGTTGTACCTTCAATCGTAATATCATAATGAGCGAGTGCAAAACATGCGGATGTAAGAGTAAACCTTGTGGTTGTGAAGATCATGCTTTGACCACAAATACTCCTTGTGCCCAGGATACTCCAGAGTGTCCTAATCCAGATCCTTGTCCAGAAACATTTTCGGACTGCTGTATCGTGCATGCAAACGATACCATCTTGGATCTCGATATAAAGCAAGGAGATCGTCTCTGTGATATTTTGCAGAAGTTCACACTACTTTTTACCAATCCTGGATGCATTTTACCGGGATCACCTTGCATGTCTGTTTTGGGTCTAATCTCAACACTGATTACCTCAACAACAGTGAAGCTTAAGTGGGCACCATCTTCTACCGCGATATCTTATATCGTAGAGTATAAGCCGGCAACTTCTATGTCTTGGACACTGAATCCACCTGTAGCTCCCTCTACTAATCCGGTAGATACTATCGGAGGATTAACCCCGAATACAGAGTATGATATCCGTGTTGCTTCAATCTGCAACGCAGGAACATGTTACTCTGTAACTATTCGAGTAAAGACTAAAAACGTATAAACCAATAAAGATGGCACCAGTACCTGCAGTTATCCAAGTCAATTTCACCAGTAACTATCCTATCGGATGTCACCGTGTATATTACCGCGTCCAAGGATCCGGTTTACCATATGCACAGGTTACGGTGAATTGCGCACCTTTTGTACCACCAGGATCTCAAGCTTGCGTGGCAAACATTCCTATTACGGTAGACAACGAAAGTTGTGATCCTGTTACATATGAAGGATATGTTCAACCATGCTGCGAAGCAGATGGTTCTCCTAATAATCAGGTACCATTTACTGTGACCTTCACGCCTAACCCTGTTTGTCAACCGGTTCAGCTGGTTTGTAACAATGTGGGTATCCAGTCAGTGAGTCTGATTGCTCCTAACTTTGGAGGATCCGGATATGATCCAATAAATCCCCCTGCAGTTAATCTTGTTGGTGGCGGCGGATCAGGAGCTATAATCAACGCTGTTGTGGGTAATACAGGAGCCGATGGATTCTCTGTTACCAACGGCGGAGGCGGTTATACCGACGGATCTTACACAGCTTTACCTACAAGTAACTTGACCGGTGTGGGAGTAGGTCTTCTAGTAAATCTTGTTATCGCAGGAGGAGTTATCATCAGTGCAACATTATCTGCACCTACCTCGGCCGGTTCCGGATATGTTATTGGTGATACTTTCACTGTAACAGATCCTTCTATTGGAGGCGGAGCAGGACTGATTCTGACAGTTGGTTCAGTAAATACCGGAAAAGTTATCTACTTCACAGTAGTTAACCCAGGTTTTGGATACTCCGGAACACCTACTGTAAATGTGGATCCTTCTCCTGGAGTAGGATTCCCTCCAGTGAACGCTAACGCTCAAGCTCTGCTTGCAGTATGCCCAGAGTTTAACGGAGGAAATAACTGCGATGGCACACCTAAAGGAATCATTCCTCCACAGTTTGCTGGAACAACTTTTGAACTTTGTTACATAGGAGGAGTTGCTGGTATCCCGGCCATTCCTGATGAATATAGCGTTGGCCCAGGTGTAGAATGCTGCTATGATTGCAGAACACATACTATCGGGTTCAAAAATTCTCAAGGTACCTTGACTTATACAGATTGCAACACTATGCAAACTACCACTGTAAACTTCAACAGTATCAGTGATCCGCACGTAATCTGTGCGGTTGTAGGATCCATCGCAATAAGAAATGCTGATATGCCAAGCATAACTGTAACAGTTGGTGCTGACTGCTAAAGATTGTCATAGTTTAGTTGGTTTACTGTGACTGACAAGCAAGGGCCTCGGGGAAACTCGGGGCTCTTGTGCATTATCTTGGTCACTAAACCTAGAATGTTTATTTTTACACCTGAGAAATTTTTCGTATATTATATCAGGCCTGCGTATGATCACCACAATTAAAGCTCCAGATAGGAAAGCTCCACGCTTTAGAGAGACCACTATAGGTCTCTTAAACAAGGATGTACTCTCTTCTTTCAGAGAAAAGCATCCGGAATACTCTGCTGTATCTGATGATCAGCTCAAGAAGATAATCGAAACATTCAACGGATTCCTGTGGCAGGCCGCTATTGATAACCGGGATGGCATCGAATTACCTGAAGGGCTTGGTAATGTTTTCGTAGGATCTTGTAAGACTCCTCGAAGAGAAAACATAGACCATAACAGATCTACAAAGCATGGAGTTAGAGTGATCAATCGCAACCTAGCTACAGATGGTTATCTGGCCAAGGTATTTTACACCAACCACGAAGCTAAGTATAAGTTCCGTTTCCGGAAACTTTGGCGCTTCAAAGGCGTAAGACAATTCACGAAACAAGTCTCTGTTACATACAAAGACGAATGGCCAAGGTACATTGTAGTGGAAGATTTTCAACGCATATCTAATCTTGTCCGTAAGCACAAGAGAAATGCGATGCATGAGAAACTCATCGCTCAAGATGTAGTACCTCAAACGTATAACGAATTTGACATGGATTAAGATGACAACAATAGGTGATAGCATATCTCGAGTGAGAAACGTTCTCAAGGCTGTAAAGGAAGATCCTTTTATGACCGATCGCTTTATTGCGAGTATCATTCTCAAGTACGCGAAGCTTTTGATTAAGCGTCAGGATGATCAGAACAGGATCATGCGTTATCAGAGTCTCTTCGAAGTTTTACCTTGTGTAGAACTTGTAGAAGTCGATAAGGTAGAGGCATGCTGTTCAGGTATAAAATCCAAGTGCATTATTCGCAGAACAAAGGATAAGTTACCTCCGGTATTGGAAGGAGCATACGGTCCTTTATTTCGTACGATAAGCTCTATCGATGGAGAAGAAGAATTGTTCCGTACATATCCTTCTACTTATGTAGCGATGACTCGTACGACTAATTTCAAGTACAACAAGAACAGATACTACTGGTATCTTGATGGTCACTTGTACTTTCCGAATATCGAATGGGATGCTGTACGTGTTGAAGGATTGTGGGATGGTGATGTGAATTACCTGAAGTGTGATGCGGATGAGTGCACTCCTATACAAGATCAAGCGATGCGTATTCCTGAATACTTATTCGCCGAAATAGAACAAATGGCTCTTAAGGAGATCTTGACATCTGGTCAAGTACCTTCTGATGGAGCAGATAACCAGCAAAACGTGCTTAGATAATGAGCTACAACTATACACTAAAATATCGAACATTCGAGCAGTTGCTTGAAGAGATTCACGTGGACTTCCAGAACTACAACCTGGAGTCTTTTATCGAGCCTCATCAGCTGA